ACCCTTATTCAAATAGGATCCCTCTTGGCCAATAAAGTTATGAGTTTTCATGAAACGAAACAACTTTTCGAACTCTGGTAAGGATCCATCACTCTCTGGCTTTGCAAACAACCGCCGTAAGACCGTGTTGACCTGCAGTGTGGGTGTAACGTTGAAAACACCGGCTAGTGCACTAAAAGCTATCCCTACAAGGTAGATGGGCTTGGAAACAGGCATATCCTTGACATTTCGGGTGTCAAGGCCGATCTCTTTCCTTCCCACTCTCCCGTCTCTAATTATAGCCTTGTTGAGGGTTGTATCAGTAGGGCCGCCCACTGTGGTATGGCCTTCTTCGGTGAATTTACGTATGCTGGAGGGTATAACCAATTCGTCTCTCACCGGCTTGTCCTTGTAATTTGGGTTGGTGGGATAGCGAGGTACAATTGGCCACTCGAAACCAAGAGCCTTGGTCAAATATGGAAAGCATGAGTTATTAGCAAACCAGTAAGCCGACGAACCTTTTTCCGGACTTAAACACCCGTAGGAACACCATTCACAAAATCCATTTAGCCACTTGTACTTAATAGGGGGGTAACCATTGCAATTCGCACATCTCCTCTCCGATTTTACCAAGTTTGCTTGTGGTTCGCCGCGAGAAAATTTCTTCTTTGCCATGACCTTTTGCAATCCCTCAGTAAGATCATACTTTTGGACTAGCTTGGAACGATTCTTCCTACCTGTCAACCTTTCAAAAATGAAATCTAGGAGGTCCTCAGAATCAAAGATCTCAAAGTGTTTGCGAGTGACACCAAGATCATGTTCCACCTCTTCTGGCCGTAAACTCATCATAGCCATGACTTTTTCATGATGATAACCGTTGTTTCGAACCTGCAAATCCGTTATCACCTTCCTCTGAACCACTTTCCGGCAATCCAGGGTTCCATTTAGCCTATTTTGGCTGTTCAATTGTAAAGAGTCCAACAATTCTATGGTTTTTAATATCTTAACCGAAGTCTCCTGCAAGATTTCTTCATGCA